CATTCACCTTACAGCTTGTGACGCGAGTGCTATGACCATCACGGCACAGGAATAAAGACTGGTTTCCGATGTGGTTGATAGGTCGCATTGCCGCACCACATCCACAGAATTGAGCGTAAGTGTTCACTTCACACCCCCAACAATCGCAGCATTAATCTTTTCAATTTCATAACGATCAACATACGCATTCACAGTCTTGTCAAAATGCACCACGTTTAGAATGTCCAGAAACTCGACTGAGGCATCGTCCAAGGCATACTCGACATAGATGCTGTAATCGTCAGCTTTGACAGTAGCGACACAGGTTTCATGGCAAGTACGTTTAAGCACTTCATATTTTTGAGCAGTGATAACCACTTGAGGATTATCGTCGGCCACTTTGGCAGGCTGGAAAGCGTAAGCTACTGCTATCCCCGCGCTGATTGATGCTGCAATGAATGCAGACTTGAGAATATTGGATTTAGTTGTCATAATGACCTCGTTGTATGCAAGCCCGCCTGATTCCACTCTCTGCGGGCTTTTTGTTGTTTACGAGGCTTATGTTCGGTTAATCGAACAATAATGTCAATAGTTTTGTTCGGAAAATATAAAAATAATTCGATTATATGAACTTTTGATTTTTGATAGACAAAATAAAACCCGCTATTAATGCGGGCTCTAAAGCATTTTTATTCTAATTAGATAGGTTGAATTTTTTAGCTGGTCTGAACGAGCCAACATACTTACCAACAAGCGTGCAGTTATCCTTTAATGGAATAATTTGCTCACTCCAGTTTGGGTTGAGTGGCTTTAAATAATATCCATTAGATTCAACGATTAGCGCCTTAAATGTGGCTTCACCATCACAACTAACCACTACCATTTCGCCAGTTTGAATATCACCTAAACACCAATCAGGGTCGATACAAATTTTCTCGCCTTCTTCAAAGTACGGGGCATTGCTCAAGCCGCGAACACTTAAATAAAAACTTCGTTTCCCTGCGCCTGGCACTAAGGGGAGCTTTTCACACTCATCTAAATTGCTAATTGATTCCATATCAGTCCAACTACCAGCCTGAACCCAAGATATTACTGGCGCATAACCCACTGTTGCAACTGGATTTATGTCAACATTTGAGTCGATGCGACTGCTTGTGTCGCCATCCTTGCCTGATAACAACCAACTTGTAGATGTTCTTAAAACAATTGCAAGAGGTTCTAAATATTTGGCGCTTGGAGCGTTTGCGCCATTAAACCATCCTGAAACCGTACCACGCCCAGCGCCTGTAGCACGGACAATATCAGCTTGGCTCACATTAAGCTCCAAACTTCTTCTGTTTAGGCGATCCGCAAAACTTTCCATATCAAACCCTCAGTCTATGTTCGGAAGTATGAACAAATTTATTGACAGTTACCCGAACAAGTGGTTCAATAAGTCGAACTTATTTTGTTCAGGTAATTGAATATGCAAGTTAAAGACCTGCGGGATTTTTACGGAGTTAAAAACAACTCCCAACTCGCAAAAGAAATTAAGCGCGGCAGATCAACGATTCATGGCTGGGAAGTCGATGGCATCCCGCCAAAAACCCAAGCTGCGCTCGAGCTTTTAACAAAAGGCAAAGTGAAAGCCGACCGAAAACAACTCTGCGCATAAGGTGGGCTTCGTACATGGGAGTCGATGATTTGAAAGAAGCAATCGAAAAAGGATATTTGGGCGGGAAATACACCGTGCCAAAAACCATCAAATTTACACATGAAATGCTTGATGCAATCGCTGTTGCCAGTGAAACCAACGAGCAAGATTCGTGTAACTGGGTGCGTGAGGTCATAGCGAAAGCTCTACTAGCTGAAGATGCTAAGTATGAGCGTATGGCAAGAGCGCGTAATCGGTCAAAGTGTACTTCGGGCACTTTGGTGCACCAAAAAGAAAGCCCATCTGCGGGAACAGATGAGCTTGATATTCAAAACCTAGAGGGAAATGAACAATGAACATGTTAGCACAATTTGGAAACACTGAACAATCAATGACTAGCTTGGAAATCGCAGAGCTTGTTCAGTCGCGCCATGATGTTGTTAAAAAATCAATAGAGCGCCTTTGTTTAGATGCGGCAATTGTCCAACCACCATTGGTGGATGAACAATCCATTGATGCAATAGGTAGAAGTCGCACTACACAGGTTTACATTTTTAAAGGTGAACAAGGAAAGCTTGATTCAATCACAGTGGTCGCACAACTAAGCCCGCGTTTTACAGCAGCAATCGTAAAGCGTTGGTATGAACTGGAAGCACAGGTAGCACAACCACAAATCACCACACCGCATGACTACCTATCAGCACTTAAAGCACTGGTTGTATCCGAAGAACAAAAACAGATTGCTATTCAAGAGCGTGATCACGCTATCGCAACCAAAGCCGAAATTGGCAGCCGTCGTGAAGCAACTGCAATGTCTACAGCGTCCAAGTACAAGCGCAAGGCTGAAAAACTAGAAGCACTGATGGATGAGTCACAAAGCTTTGCAACTATTAAAAAGGTTCAAGCTCTTACTGGTGGCACGTATGACACATACGAGCTTCGCCGACACAGCAAAGCAAATGGACTGGAAATCCAAAAGGCCGAAGATGCCAACTATGGCAGCGTGAACTCATATCACAAAGACGCATGGTTAGCGGTTTACAACATCAATCTTTCTTCAATTCGCGGAGCATAAAGCATGAAATTACCATCTAAAACAATTTGCCAATTATCTGCTTTATCTCGCGCTTTGACTGATCCAAAAGCTGATGACTTTGAGGCAATGGATACATACGACATGCTTCTCCTTGTAAATGAAATCGCAAAAGCGCACTCCAAGCTGGAGGAAGCCGAGCTGAATTCAAGTTTCCGCCTTGCGTCTGTTGGTGATAGTGCAGTCATGGCTTTGGATGCAATTAAAAATGGTGCGCCATTAGAAGTTGTTGAGCAATGGGTTCACGAAATCCTTGAAGCGATTTTGGAGGATTAAGCTATGAACCACCTAACCCGCCAATTTATCGACCAATACGACAGAGAGCATCCAGACTTTGCTTTCCGTGTATGTGCCGTTGCCGATCTATACGACAGCGACTTAGATATGTTTCACATTGAAGAAGTGCAGGATGAGTACGAAGAATTTAAGGAGGCACAAAAAGCATGACCTCTCTTAATTTCCAAACAGTTGCATTGATTGACGCTATGAATGACAGACCAATTGCCTTTAATCGCCACTATGTGAGCTTAGGCTGCGGTATCAATGGCGCCCTTATGCTATCTCAAATGGTTTATTGGTCTAAGCGCACCAAAGACAAAAACGGCTACTTCTACAAAACCCAAGATGATTGGGAGCAAGAAACAGGATTGACGCGCAGAGAGCAAGAAACGGCTCGTAAGCGCCTGCGTGAGCTTGGTTTTGTATCTGAACACAAGCATGGCGTGCCTTGCAAAGTCCATTTCCGTGTAGAGCATGACAACCTCTATATGGCTTTGGTTCGCTTCTCACAAAACAGCCAATCCAGTATGGCGGAATCCGCCAAACTAGAATGTACGGATGCGCCAAACAGTGATGGCGGAATCAGCCAAACTAATACAGAGAATACACAAGAGATTACTACAGAGATTAGAAGAAGCACTGCTGAGCTAACTCAAATCTTGAAAGGTAAAAAACCTGTAGAGGCATTAATTGCAATTGGTCTTGAGAAAGATGTAGCTCAAAGATTCAATGAACACCGTAAAGCACTTAAAAAACCTTTAACCCTTGAAGGTCTAATTAAGCACTATCACGAAAGTTGCAATGCAGGCATTAGTACAAATGATGCGGCTCGAATTGTCTTGAGTGAATCGTGGATTGGTTTTGCTAATCGTTATAACTGGAAGCCTGTTTACGAATCTCTTATTGGTGAATCTCAGCCTAAGCAGTCAGCACCAGCACCTCAAAACCTTAAAACAGTTAAGGGGGCTTGGTAATGTCTGATATTCATAACATCGCAATTGAGCAATGTGTTCTTGCTGCATTGATGACAGTTCAAAACTCTTATGAAACTGTTGCAGGGGATTTAACTCAAGACTGCTTCTTCTCAACAAAGCATCAAGAAGTTTTCAAAGCCATTTCCGAATTGGCTGATTCTGGAAGACCTTATGACGCTGTACTGG